GTGCAGTATCAGTTACAGATAGCGGCACAGTATCAGATATAAAAGGAGGAAAACATATGCCTGATTATTCATACAAGAGCGGAAAGCTCAACAGAAGTCATCTTCTGCATTATCTTGACACTACATTCGCAGCGGTCGCCTCATCACCAAGCTGGTATCTTCTCGGCAAGGACGTTGAGGACGCAAGTGTGGCACTCAACCCTGACACTTCCACAAAGAAGAATATCCTTGATGAAACCACAGTTGAGGACAACGGCTATGAGCCTGAGTTCGACCTTGACACATTCTATGCAAAGCCCGGTGACGCACTTTACGAAAAGCTCAAGGATATCATGATGAATCGTCTTACCGGTGACGCCTGCAAGACAAGCGTGCTTGAAGTCATCGTTGACAAGACCACAGGTGCGTATGACGCATGGACGGAAGATGTCATCGTCAAGCCGCAGTCTTATGGCGGACCACAGGGGGGCGTAAATATCCCGTTCAACTGCACCTTTGCAGGAAACAGAGTGAAAGGCTCTGTCACCTTTGCGGCAGGCGTGCCAACGTTTGCAAAGGCTACGGAAGAATAAATTATATGACAAACATATGAAAGCACTTCGTTCAGAGCGGAGTGCTTTTTGTTTGCCGTAATACAGAAAGGATGATAGAAATGTCAATGCAGTCAATAGATTTTAACAGCGGCAATTACAAAGAGTACGCTATAAACGGCGACGAGAACAGAGTGATAAGGATAAACGTGTCAGACGTTGGTATCATCACAAGGATACAGGACGCTATGAGCAAGGCTGACAATATCGCAGAAGAAGTGTCAGAACGTGAGAAAAAAGAGGATAAAACTCAGCTTCTCAAAGAGTATGACCAGCGTGCAAGAGAAATGGTCAATGACATATTTGGAAGCGATGTGTGTACGGCGGCACTCGGAAGCGTGAACGTGTTCTCTATGGCTTCAAACGGCAAGCCTGTGCTTGTGAACTTCCTTGAAGCGCTTCTTGTTGTGGTGGTGCAGGAGATAAAGTCAGCACAGACGGCGGCTCAGATAAAGCTTGAAGAAAAGGTGGAGAATTACATAGCTCCCGTTGTTGCTCAGCCTGCGGTCAACGTGGCGGAGCTTTCTGACGAAGACAAAAAGGCTCTGCTCAGGGAGCTGCTGAAATGATAGGCAGTTTGCCCACAGCCCTTGAAATAGGTGGCAAAGAGTATGCCATACGCTCAGATTTTCGGGTCATACTGCGGATATATTCAGCCTTTGCAGACCCTGAACTTGACGAGCGTGAAAAGTGCTATGTGTGCCTTAAATGCCTTTACGCTGAGGATATCCCACGAGAACATTTGCAGGAGGCTGTTGACAAGGCTTATTGGTTTGTAGGCGGTGGAGATGTTCCGCAGGAAAGCGTTCAGCCTGCAAAGACTATTGACTGGGAGCAGGACGAGAGTATTATTTTTCCTGCGGTGAACAAGGCGGCAGGCTTTGAAACAAGGTCTGTGGAGTATCTTCACTGGTGGACTTTTCTTGGCTATTTCAACGAGATAGGCGAGGGGCTTTTTTCGTCTGTTATAGGCATACGGCAAAAGCTTAACAAGGGCAAAAAGCTTGAAAAATACGAGCAGGAGTTTTACAGAAACCACCGCAATATGATAGACCTTAAACGAAAGCTCTCAGCAGAAGAGCAGAGGGCTGAAAACGAGGACAAAGAGTTTCTGAAACAACTGACGGGAGGTGAATGACAATGACTGACGGGTGCTTGAATTTTGACACCAACATAAACAGCGATGGCTTTGAAAAGGGCTTGAAAAGCCTTTCTGATATGGTGGGGGATATCAAGCCAAAGCTTAAAAGCCTTGCAATGGCTGTGACGGCAGCATTCTCCGTCAAGAAGCTTGTGGACTTCGGCAGGCAATCCATAGAAACAGCCTCAGACCTTGCGGAAGTTCAGAACGTTGTTGACACGGCTTTCGGTGAATCAAAGCAGAAAATGGAGGACTTCGCTGACACGGCTGTCAAGACCTATGGCATTTCAAAGCTCACCGCAAAGCAGACAGGCTCAAACTTCATGGCAATGGCGGCAGTAATGGGGCTTGCCAATGACAGTGCAAGCGATATGGCTATGGCTCTTACAGGGCTGTCTGCGGATATGGCTTCGTTTTATAACGTTGGTCAGGACGTGGCAAGCACGGCTCTGAAATCAATTTTTACAGGGGAAACTGAGACCCTCAAACAGTTCGGTATCGTTATGACGGACGCCAACTTGCAGGCGTACGCGCTTTCAAAGGGTATAACGAAGTCAACTGCCGATATGTCGCAGGCTGAAAAAGTCCAGCTGAGATACAACTACGTTATGTCACAGACGGCTCTTGCGCAGGGCGACTTTGCAAAGACGTCTGACAGCTGGGCAAACCAAACTAGAATACTCTCTGAGCAATGGAAAGAGTTCGGAGCGACTATCGGCACTGTGCTGATGAACGTTCTTCTGCCTGCTGTCAAGGCGATAAACAGTCTGCTTTCACAGCTCATAGCTTTGGCACAGGGTGCGGCGCAGGCGCTCTCAGAGGCGTTCGGTTTTGAACTAAGCAACAGTGCAGACGAGGCTCAAAGCATAGTGAAAAGCACCTCTCAGGCGGCGGATAATTACAGCGATATAGCCGACAATGCACAACAGACTCAAGAGGCACAGGAAGGATCTCTTGCAAGCTTTGACCAAATGAACAAGCTGAATGATGAGAGCAAGTCAGACAGCACTGGGATCAGCGGAGCTGGGGAGATAATGCAGCCTTCCGGGACTAGCGTTGAGGTGGATACGGGAAAGGCAGAAAGTGATGTATCTGCTTTGACGGACAGTCTTAAAAAGAAATTTGAAACTATGTTTGAGCCATTGCAAAAAGCTTGGGATAAATGCGGCAATGAGCTTGTTAAATCAATGAAGTCCAAATGGACAGAGATAGGCGGTTTGTTATCTGATGTCGGAAAATCATTTGCCGAGGTGTGGTCTAATGGAACAGGTCAGCGAATAAGCGAGGACTTGTTGGAAATATGGACAAACATAAATAATACGATAGGAAGTATTGCTAAAAATCTGCGTGCAGCCTGGAATGAAAATAACATTGGCACAAGCATAGTTCAAAACATAGCCAATGCCTACGAGGCTATGTTCAGGCACACCAACGATATAAGCAAAAAGATATCAGAATGGGCTGATGAGGTGGATTTTACACCTATTCTTACGGGCTTTAATGAATTAACAAAAGCCATTGCTCCAATCAATGATGATATAGGAAGTGGTCTGTCATGGCTCTTTGATAATGTTTTGCTCCCTATGGCGAGCTGGACCATTGAGGACGCTATACCTACATTTTTAACTACTCTAGCTGATGTTTTAGAGGGGTTAAGAAACGTTTGGGAGACGGCAGCTCCCGTGCTTAAAGAAAAGCTATGGGACGAATTTTTGCAGCCAATAGCAAAATGGTCGGCAGGTGCTTCGCTTACCATTCTCAAGGGTTTAGGCAAGGCTTTCAGAACTATATGTGAAAGCGTAGATGAAAAGAGTATCGAGGTTCTTGTTGACTTAGCAAAGGCGATGACCGCTATTTATCTTGCGGCTAAAGGAAAAGATCTGATAGAAAAATGGGGCAAATCATTATCTGGGCTTGGTACTGTTTTTCAAGACAAGCTGAAAGCTTTGGATAAACCTATAACAGCTTCGGCGGCAGAGGGAGGCACTACATTCGCAACAAAATTTATGTCAGTTGTCGGTGCAGCTGTCGCAGGATGGGAAATAGGAACAATGATCCGTGACGCCATAGGTCAAGAAAATCTTGATGATTTTTTCTTTCCTATCTTTGACGCTGTTGTTTCGGTTTGGAACTCAATAACAAACTTCTTCACAGAAACAATACCGTCGTTTTGTGAAAGTATAAAAGAAACTTTTCTCGGCTATGCCACATTTTTCTCTGACATATGGCAGGGGATAAAAGATATATTCAGCTCTGTCACTGAATGGTTTACTAATATCTTTGAAAGTGCGTGGAATGGCATAGTTTCAGTATGGTCAGGTACAGTAAACTGGTTTTCAGATGTGTGGCAGGGCATAAGAGCTGTATTTTCGTCAGTCGGGTCGTGGTTTGGAAATATTTTTTCGTCAGCTTATGACGGAATTAGGAAAGCATTTGCTACTACGGCAGAGTTTTTCAGAAATTTATGGGTAGCCATAAAAGCACCATTCAAAAAGGTTGCTGATTGGTTTAAGGATATATTCTCTAAAGCTTGGCAGGCTGTCAAAGATGTATTTAGCACAGGTGGAAAAATATTTGACGGAATAAAAGAGGGAATAGCAGGAGTTTTCACAACAGTAGTTAATGGTCTTATAGGGGGAATCAATAAGGTCATTGCTGCTCCGTTGGAATTTCTGAATGGCATTTTAAATGACATTCGTGATATTGAGATTGCTGGTTTTACGCCTTTTGATGAGATGTGGGGATATGACCCTATAACTATCCCCGAAATACCCAAACTTGCCCAAGGTGCAGTAATACCGCCGAACTCTGAATTCCTTGCAGTTCTGGGCGATCAGAAGCGTGGCACGAATATCGAGGCACCGCTGGATACTATCACACAGGCTGTTTTGCAGGCTCTTGTGTCTTACGGCGGAGCAGGCGGAAACCAGAAGATAAGCGTTACCATACCGCTTACGCTCAATGGCAGGACTATCACACAGATAGTTATTGATGATATCAACGACTATATCAAGCGCAACGGCAGGTCACCAATAAGGGCATAGGAGGTGCAGAAAATGAAAAGCAGAGGACTTATATTCGGTAGCGAAAGGGTCGCCACACCTGCGGAAGTCAGTTTTACAAATAACAAGATATGGTCGAACAATGCAGGGCGAACGGCTAACTGCAGAATGGTGGGCGATATAAGAGCCATAAAGAAAACTGTCACGCTGAAATGGTATCATCTCACAGGCGAGGAGACGGCAAAGCTCAATGAGTATATCTCCAACGTTGACAGTCCGTTTTTCAGTATCACGCTCCTTGATGAAACATTTCAGGAAAGCACCTTTGACGTTTACGCAGGCGACCCAACTTATGAAGTTTTCGGCTGGGACGAGAACAAGCAGTTCTGCAAAGGCGTTGCGGTGGACTTGATAATGCAGTAAAGGAGGCAGTCGAATTGTACCAAACAAGTGAGCTTGTGGCACAGCGTATTGAGAGTTATTGCCGTACTTGGCGGCTGTGGATAGAGAATGCAGAGGGCGTTATATCAGGTGACAGCATTATGTCAGCTGACAGCTCCATGCAGGCAACATCACTTTCAGACGACATCGAGCTGGGCGCAGTATGTTCGCAGTCTTGGACGTTACAGATAAACGATGCTGAAACACGTTTTCTCGGCAGCGAGTATGACCTTTCCTTGTACCTTGCGGACTTTACCAGCGAAACCACCTACTCCACCCTAGAAGCCTACACCTACGCTGAACTCTCAAAGCTGACAGTGGAGCAGGTGAGCAAGCTTGGAGAGGTGCTTGACGGCGAAAGAATCCCCCTGGGGCGGTTCACCTGCGTGAAGTCGAAAAAGTCGGGCGGAAATACTGAGGTTACTTTTGCAGATAGGTTGTATTTTTCTGACAAGGTCTACAAGCCCACTGTCACCCTGCCTGCATGGAGCAAAGCTATCGAGGACGATATTTGCAAGCAGTTGGGACTTCAAAACGGCAACGACTACACCATCCCTGCAAAGCTCCGTGTAAAGGGCGGTGCAAGGCTCTACGGCAAGGGTCATATCAGATTAAAGACCGCAAACTTCGACTTCAAAATATCGAGCATACCAAAAGACACCACAATGCGGCAGATGCTCAGTTACATAGCTTCGGCACAAGGCGAGTTCGGTTTTGTTGACCGATACGGCAGATACGTCCGCAAATGGTACGGCTCGAGCGTGAAGATACTGGACAACAACACTATCGACCTGCCAACACTGGGAGAACGTCCGAATATCCTCGCAGGCATTGTCTGCAAGGTCAGCGACAGCGAAACTTTGCGGCTGGGCAATACCACAGGCTCGGCAGGGCGTGTGCTGGAGTTTGAAAATCC